GTCGCGGTGTTCCTGATTGCCCTGCTCCATGACATCAAGCGCGTTATCCAACAGCAGGGCTATCCGCGGATGGACATCGAGGTGCTGCTGGAGAGCATCGTCGCGGCCTTCCCGACCCTCCAAGGCCAGCCCGACAAGCTCCAGGACTTCGCCCAGAATATCCTTAATTCGGTCATCCGGGAGTACGCCGACCTGGAGCCGGATGACACTTACGTTCATACGTCGGCGGTCAAGGTCAACCGGCCCGTTGGCGCGATTGACTCGTCCAGTATCGGGGCGATTGA